TTCCCCAAGCGGCTAAGGCAGATCATGGACATCGTCGCTGAGGACCAGGGGTGCGCGACCGCATCCGAGTACCTGCGCCGCCTGGCGCGAGAGGATGCGCTCGCCCGTGGGTTCAATCTCAACGAGAAGCACCCCCTGGAACGCAAGAGGGGGTCCCTGCGTTGAGACACTCAGCATCGTCCGTGGACATGGCGTCCATGTGTGGAGAGGCTTTCCGCCGACGCTACATCGAGCGTGACCGTAGGTCCGACCACCGGGTCCCAAACACGATCGGCAAGGCGGTCCACCTGGAGGCTCAGGTTGACCTCGAGTTCAAGATCGAGACTGGCGAGCTGATCGAAGACGAGGCCGTCGAGGACATCGCCGCCGACTCGTTCGAGTCGATGTGGGACGACCTCGAGCCCGACCTCGACGAGAGCGAGAAGGCTCGCGGTCGAGACACCGTCCGAGGCGAGGCGAAGGATCTGACCGTCACGATGGCGAAGATGCACCACAACCTCGTTGCTCCGGGGCTCAACCCAACCCATGTCGAGCGCAAGCTCGAGTTGCGGCGTCCGGATCTGAAGTGGCCGACCATCGGCTACGTGGACGTGCAGGAGCCCAACAAGATCCGAGACCTCAAGATCCCCGCGAGGACACCCAAGGCGGAAGACCTCGACCAGTCCACTCAGGCTGCGCTGTACCCCGCTCTAGCCGAGGCTATGGACGGCGTGCGCCCCGAGGTCTTTGCGATTGACGCCCTGGTCAAGTTGAAGACGCCCAAGCGCGTCACGATCGAGACTGCGGTTCTCGATAGCGAACACGTCTTCGAGCGCATCAAGCGGATCGAAGACATGGTGGACGCAGGTACGTTCCTGCCCGCCGATCCGAGGTCGTGGAAGTGCTCCGAAAAGTGGTGCGAATTCTTCGATGACTGCCCCTGGGGACGCGCCCGTCGTGTCTCCTTCTCCGTGATAACCAACTCCCCCGAGAAACCCTGATGTCTAACGAAATCACCACAACGCAGAAGGCTGACGGCAACGTAGTCTTACAGATGGCTGCCGCCTACGGCTTCAGCGAGTCTGAGTATGCCGAGACCCTGATCCAGACGATCTTCCCTCAACGCAAGGCGACGAAGCAGGAGGTCTGGGCAATCTGCATCGTCGCCAACGAATACAAACTGAACCCGCTGACTCGGGAGATCTATGCGTTCCCCGGCAAGCAGGGGATCATTCCGATCATCAGCGCCGATGGCTGGTACACGATCATGCAGAGGCACCCCGAGTTCGACGGGTTCAAGCATGAGTTCATCGACGACGACAAGGGGAACGTGGTCGCGTGCCGCTGCATCATCTACACGAAGAACCGATCACACCCGATCGAGGTCATCGAGTACGTCTCCGAGAACAAGCGCCCAACGGACCCGTGGAACAAGCAGCCGCGACGGATGATCCGTCACCGCGCGACGATCCAGGCAGTCCGCATGGGCTTCGGTATCTCCGCGATGGACCCCGAGGACGCCGAGCGCATCCCCGATTACGAATCCGCCGACTCGCCCGTGCAGCGCGGGAGGGACGCCGAGGCATCGGCGCTCGAGAAGGCTCGAGAGAGAGCGCGCGGCAAGATCGAACCGAAGGTGGAGGCGAAGGTCGTGGACATCACACCCGAGGTCGAGCCCGAGCCTGTTGAGCCCGAGCCCGTCGAGCCCGAGGTCGTGGTCGAGCCGAAGCCTGAGCCGAAGCCTGTGGCACCGGAGCCGAAGAAAGCAGCAGCGCCGGCCAAGAAGGCCCGCAAGGCGAAGGCTGTGAAGGCGCAGAAGGACGAGTTCTTGACGTACCTCGACGACCCTGCGGTTGACGACAGCCTCATCTCTCCCAACCTGCCCCCGGAGGGTGAGTTCTACGACGAAGCCTTCGCGACCATGTGGAAGGACGACGCCGAGAAACTCCTGGTGCAACTCCGAGCTGGCGCGTTCCGCATTCCGGTGACCGAGACCGCAGAGGCCGCACCGCCAGAGCCCGAAGAGGGGAGCGCACCCAGCGCCGCACCCGCTGAGAGCGTCGAGTTCGACCTCTAGGTCGTCTCTTTCGGGCTCTGCGGCCCCTCTCCTTGACACAGGAGGGGGGCCGCTCCTATATGTGGAGGTCTAGCGCGGTCGTATCGTCGCTTCTTACAACCACGGAAGCTGATAATCATGGCGAACTTTGCCTTCACCAACGCCAAGCGCGCGATCCTCGCAGGAGAGATCAACCTGGCGACCGACGACATCCGCGTCCTGATCGTAATGACGAACACGACGGCGGACACGGATGACGGAACAGGGATGGATGCCGCGCTCCTCTCTGCCATCACCCTGGACGAGGCCGACGGTTCCGGCTATGTGCGTGAGCTCCTGGGCTCTGGCGCTGCCGTCACCGCCGACAACACGAACAACCGTGGCGAGTTCGATGCCTCGGACATCACGTTCGACAGCCTCATCCAAGGCACGCGGCAGTTCCAGGCGATCATCGTCTACAAGCATGTCGGCGCGGACTCGGCGAACATCCCGATCGCGTACATCGACGACGGCTTCCCGCTCTGGGGCAACGGCGCGGACCTGACCGTCTCCTGGAACGCCGAAGGCATCCTCCAGGCGACGTGATCCCGTGCCGTTTGAAGTATGGCGCACCACGCTTGACGGCGCTACGTCGTCGGGCGATCAGGACTACACAGAGAGCGGTCGTCCGACGCCGCTCTGTGCGCTGTATCTGACGGACTACAACTCGGGGACGCTCGGGACGACCGTCAATAACGGCGGCTTCTGTGTCGGGTTCTCTGACGGCGCTTCTAACTATGTAAGCGCGGTATCTGACTGGAACAACAAAACCACGGTCAACAGTTGGCGTAGGTACGCGACGAACGAGTGCGTCATGCGCCTCGCTCCCGCAGCCGGCAACGTGCGCGCCGAGGGAACCGCCACGATGATTTCGGGCGGCTCCCGCGTGAACTGGGGCAACCCGGAGGCCGGGAACAAGAAGGTGACCGCGATCCACTTCTCTTCGGATCACGCGGACGCGGCCTCGAAAGTCGGTGGCTTGCTGATGTCCGCAAGCGACGCGGGAGAGGCGAGCGTGAGCATTGGGTTCCAGCCCGACTTCGTGATTTTAGCGACAAGTTGGCTTCCTATCGACGACCTCGACACCACGAAGAGCGACGGCAGCATCGCGGTCGGGTTTGCCGAGCGAGATGGAGGCTCTGAATCTGGGTCCGCTTGGTTCAACGAGAGTGGACTCTCTACATCTGCGCCGCTGGCATGGAGCACTAACACCTCAACGCTTGCCGATGCCGAGACGGGCATCGAGGCTAACGTCACGATCGACTCGGACGGGTTCACCGTCACCACGACCCTACCGTCAGGAGCCACAGGCGTAGCGTTCGGCGTTGGGTACATAGCGGTCAGCCTCGGCGGACAACTCTACTCAGATGCCAACGTCACCCGCGTCAAGACCGATGACGGAACCCAGACCACAACAGTCGGGTTCGATCCTGACTGCGCCCTGATCGGTCAATGCTACCCAGACAACGTCAACTCTCAGAGGTCGGGCGCATCGGCGCAGGCATTCGGACTCGGTTGGTTTAGCGAGACAGACGAGATCGCGCACTCCTGCTTCGCCCAGGACAATGTCGGCACGACCATTGCGCGTAGCCTTGCTTCCGCGCAAGCGTTCGGTGCGCCAGCCACCACAGGAACCACGCAGGAACTCGGAACGGTGGACTCGTTCACCTCGACTGCGGTTGTCATCGACTACACATCGACGCCGATCGCGGCTGACGGATTCCCGGCGTACCTCGCGCTCGGGCAGCGGCACCTAATCAAGCCGACCTCCGTAGCTACGACCATAGAAGTCCCTGCGGTCGCCCTGCTCCTCGGCGGGATTCAAGTGTCGCCCGAGCCCGTCAGTATTCAGGTCACGAACACGACGACTGCCGTTTCGTTCGGAGCAGCCACGGTGTCGCCAGACCCTGTCGCTGTTCCGCTGGTGGCCCCCTCTGCCAGCAACAGCTCGAGCCTCGTTACGCTCGCGCCGGACGCCGTGAAGGTCCCGATCAACGCGCCCGCTGCCTCTATCGCACCAGGCACCACCGCAGTCGCCCCCAGTCCGGTTGCAGTCCCGCTGGTAGTCCCCACTGCTTCCGTTTCGATGGCGGCGCTGACGCTGGCCCCGGACCCCCTGACCGTCCCCATGGTGGCCCCCACGGCCTCTCTCGGGTCCGGGCTCACGATCAGCCCCTCGGCGGTGCCGATAGCTATCAGCGCCCCGTCGGCGACGATTAGCTTTGGAGCCCTGACGTTATCGCCGGACGCGGTATCCATCCAGCTCACGGCAGCGGCGGCAGCGGCGGTCCTGGGCGCTGTGGCGGTCTCTCCGGACGCGGTCGCCATCCTCATGGTGGTCCCGAACGCCGCCGTGGGTGCCGGACAGCAGGTCGCAGCCGGCGCGACGGCGATCCCCATCCTCGTCCCGGCGATCTCGCTGGCCTTCGGCTCGGTCACTCTGACGCCGGACGCTGTAGCGATCCCCCTGAACGTCCCGGCAGCATCCGTCGGCTCGATCACGGTCATTCAGCCGAGCCCCGTCCCGATCTCCCTGTCGGCTCCGGAGGCGATCCTGAGCCTTGGGGCGACGACGGTCAGCCCGACCCCGGTCCAGATCCCGATCAGCGCCGTGACCCCTGCGCTCACGGCTGCGGGCATCAGCCTCGCCCCCGACGCTGTGGCTGTTGCCATCGGCGTTCCCGGCGTCGCGATCTCGAACGGGTCAACGCTCGCGCCAAGCGCCCTGTCGATCCCGATCATTGTTCCCTCGGTTGGAATAGTCCTGGGTGGTACGGTGATCTCGCCGAGTCCGCTCGCGATCCCCATCGGGGTTCCGTTCCACACGATGGTAACGGTCGCGCTGACCGCGAACGTGCTCGACGGCGGGGTCATCTACATCATGCGCTCGATCGACCTCGAGGCGCACGTGCGAGAGACCGCAGGACAGGACTCCCACATTCTCCAGACACCCACCCAGGAACTGCATCTGCCATGAGCGACTCCCGCAAACACATCCGGGCTGGCGACACGCCGTTGCTGACGTACACGATCAAGGACGGAGACGACGAGGTGGACATCTCTGGGAACTCCTCCCTTGAGCTCAGGTTGACCGCGCCCTCTGGCGGAACGTCAGCAACGGTCACGCCGGTCATTCCATCTGGAGAGACCGCCGTGCTCCAGTACCAATCGGTTGCCGGGACGTTCGACGCGCTCGGCGACTGGATCATCGCAGCTCGCATCTCCTGGGCGGGAGGTCGCGTGCACCAGACGACGGTCCACCATCTCCACGTCGATGTGACCCAGTTCTAATGGAACAACCCCGCTGCCCGTGCTGCGAACAGGTCGTCACCCTTGCGTTCGCCGAGAGCCTTCGCCGCTTGACTGCCGACCGTGAGCGTGAGCTCTTCAAGCAGATGTCCGGACCTCTCCCGCCGCCATACCGAGGGACCATTGGTTTCCACGAAGAAGAAGACCCGGAAACGGGCCGCAAGCGCATCTACGCCTCGCGCCAAGAGCCCGAAGCGTGATTCAAAACTGGAAGAGCACTTCGCTCTCCAGGTTCAGGCCCGCGACATTCCGACGCCCGTGAGGGAGTTTGTGTTCGCGCCTCCGCGCCGCTTCCGTTTCGACTTCGCCTGGCCCGAGTACCAGATCGCTGTAGAAATCGACGGGGGCGTGTGGGTGGCCGGACGGCACTCTAGGGGTCCTGGGTACGTTTCCGACGCCCACAAGATCAACCTGGCGATCATTGAAGGCTGGAACGTACTGCGCGGCGAGGGGAACATGATCAAGAAGTGCACTCTGATCGACGACCTCCAGGAGCTATTTGATGCAGTACGACGAAGTGGTCCGACGCGCGCAGGCCGCGCACGAAATCCTCAGCCCGGTGGCTGCCCTCCCCCCTACACCCCCGACCGACCCTCCGTCGGAGCCTCCCGAAAGAGAAGACCCGGTCGTTGAAGATCCGAACCCCACGGAGCCGATCGACGAGAGACCGCCTCCAGGTGAGCGCGAACACGGCGACAACGTAGAGATCCCGCCGCGACCTCCGATGCCGAATATACGCGCGCCAACAGATGTTGGGTGGCGCTTCGATGGAGACAAGATCGTCCGTGTCCACGACGGTCTCACCATCACGGGGGCCGACCTGATCCCGAAGGCGTTCAAGGAACACACTCACGGTCGCCCGTTCGTCGTCGGCTTAGACGCGCACTACCCGTGGCCGCTGAAGATCAGCCACTCGAAGTCCAGCGACCAAGACCCGAACCTCGTCGGGCACCGCCTGTCGAATGGAACGTACGCGCCGATCCACATGACGATCGTGGGTGGCGGCAAGCGCATTGGCCGCGTCGAGCTCAACGAGTCGTACGGGCAGATAGACAAGGTCGCGCTGCATGACGTGAAGATCCGTGGCCCTCAATGGAACGACGGGCGCTGCGTCAACCAGTTCGGTGACATCTCCGGGCGCTTGATCCTCGACGACTTCGAGCTGCTCCAGGACCCCGGCGTGACGCGGCTCCAGCACGGGATCTACCTGGGCTACCACGTGCCTTTCCTTTTCGTCCGTGGCCGCAAGCACAACCTCGACCCGACGAACGGCAACACGTACACGCGCTTCTACCACCACTTCGATTACGACATGAGCCTCGGGGAGACGTGGTTCATCAACAACGATCTCGCAGGCGGCGGTCGCACAGGTCGCCAGTATCGCCCGCAGCAGATTCCCCACGGAGGCGGGCAGGTCAGCCAGCGCCCGTCCGGCTTCTGCGTCTGGGAAGCCAACCACTGCACGGAGGGCGGACAAGACTCCCAGTGGGCGCAAGGCGGCTCGAGGATGACATCGTGGGCGTCTCCGGACTACCCCGTCTGGTTCATCGACAACGAGATCACCGACGACAAGTACGGGTGCTGCGCTGTGAGCCATCAGGGGTCCGACAACGGGAACTTCGTGAACCGTGGTGGGTGGACGCACTCGTACGTCTACTTCACGGGTAACACGTTCCACAATCCGAACGGCGACCGAGCTGCTCTGGCAATCGCGTCTGCGTCGGTCGCGATGGTGGACGAATCAAACCGCATCCTGCCGCCCACCGGCTACGCGCAGATCGCGCTCGACGGGACATGGGAGAGTCAGCGCGGCGCGAAGCCCGTCGGAAGGCTGTTCTCCGACCCTTCGTTTAGCATCTCGAAGGGCGGCGTCATGCTGCCTGCTTCGGCCTAGATAGAGTCACGCCCCTGGCCCTGGAGGGCGACCACCCCCGAGAGTGGCCGTTCAGGAATCCAGGGGCGCGACGTACTAGGCGGTCTCGGATGCGACCTTCGTGAGGTCTTTCTTCCGAGTCCGGTTTCGGTAGGTGTTGAGGCCGAACATTCCGACCCCAGCAGCAATCAGGGAGTCCCAGATTCCGGACGAGCCGGGGATCAGGATGGACCCGCCAATCTTGGCAGCCCTTGCGGCTGTAGCTTGGCTTCGAGCAACGCTCTCCTTGACCTCCTCGACGGCGGTCTGGGCAGCGACCTTGCTGTTCACCTTCGCGGTGTCCACGGCGATCTGCATCGCCTGGCCCCGCTCTTCCTTCAGAACGCCGACCTCTGCGTCGAACTGGCTGCGCGTAATGACTCCCGTTTCCAGGAGGTCTTGCTGCGCGGCAAGCTCAATGCTGAAGTTGCGGTCGCTCTCAGCAACCTGGGCCTCGAGTTCGTCAAGTTGCAACTCGAGCGCAGTCTCCAGCCGCGCGATGGCGGCGGAAGCCCCACAGCCGACGAGCGGCAGGAGGCATAGTGCAGCGAGCCAGCGCATCAGGCCGGTCCTGCCTTGGCGATGCCGCGCGACACCGAGTAGGCGGCGACGGAGGTCATCATCAGGTTCTGCGCGAACTCTCGCGCTTCGGGGTCCTCTGCGGATCGGATGAAGATCAGAGCGCCGACTACTAGCGATCCGATCGCCATCCAGAACTCGGTCGTCTTCGTGCCGGGCTTCACGCCGGCTTCCAGTTTCACGTCTTCCATGTCATTCCTCGGGTTTGGGTTTCTTGGGTCTCTTGAGTTTGATTTCGTTCCAGACCCAGAGCAGCGCGATGATCGCGAGCGAGCCGAGCAGCCAGCCCAGTCCACCCTCCAGGGTCGTCGGGAGATCGTCCACGCTGATCGGTAGTGAGCTGTTGTCCTCTTCGGTCACGGTGTCGCCCGTGTGAACGGTCACTGCTGGCTTGTCGCCCGTGTGCGCTTCGTGGTCGTGGACCTGTAGCCTGCCCATGCGGTCAACGTCGAGGTTGCCGCCAAGGTTGCGCCACATCGCTGAACGGTCTTGGTTCAGGTTGTACCGGAGCTCGACAGAGACCGCCCAGTAGTCCGACGACGCGCCTTCTCGCGATTGGTTTCTACCTATATCGCCCTCGCCGTACTCAGGCACGACCGCGACTTCATCGGGTATCAGCGAGCAGGACGCGAGCAGCAGCAGGGCTAGGTACTTCATGCTGTTCGCTCGAAACGGTCGAGAGCTCCGCTAACTCGACCAAGTATCGCGGTGTTCTCCTTCATCGCTTCGGTGGCGGCTTGCTGCACGGTGTGACAGTCGTCGCCGATGTGCGTGATTACGGATTGGAACTGGCGGTCACGCTCTTCGGTGTGTCGCATGTAGATAAGGTCGCGCTCCTTCAGATGCGCCATCGCCTTGACAACAAGGAAGACGAGGGCGGATATGTACGGCGCTTGCTTGATGAACTCGGACCAGATTTCCATGTGACTGTCTTGGGTGGGGCGGTTTCCCGCAACTTGAACTGGGTAAACCGCTCGCGCGGGCCGCGATGGTGATTAGCTTGTTGCGTCGTCTCCCACGAACACGCCTTCGTCGTACTTCAAGAACTCAACATCAACCGCTCCATCGTGAGAGAGCGCGAGGCTGGTGATGGTGGACTCGAAACGCTGCGCGTCGGAGTAGATCAGGTATTCGTCGCCCTCTTCGATTGTGAAAGTCAGAGCCGTGGTGTCCACGGCCAGTAGGTCGCCCTCAAGGAACTCGCCGTCGCCCGCAGTGACGTTGCACGTCTCGCAGTTGCCGGTGGTCTTGTTCGTGATGCGTGCCGTGTACGAGGTTCCGGGCTCGAGCTCGATCTTGCGGTCGAGCCAGATGCCCGCTCCGGGTCGGTCGTACGTGGAGGGCAGGCCGGTCGCGGGAGCCAACTCGAGCATCGCGTCTGCCACGTAGACACGCGCGCCGTCGTATGACGGGATGTCGCGCTCGGGGATGATGATCATCTTCAGCCCGACCGCCGCCTTGGACTCATAGTCGAGGTACACGCGGACCCAGCCGTTGGCCTCTACGATGACGCCCGATGTGATTCCCGATGCGACGGAGATCTGCGCCAGGACCCCGGTGCTCCACGTGTATTCAAAGACGCCAAGCTGCGTGCCGCTTGCTTCCTGCGACAGCGAGAAACCGATCTTCACGCCGGTCTTCTTTTTCACGCGGATCGAGAACATATATGACACCCCGTCGCCCAGCTCAATGCTCGTCATCTGGACCGGACCCTGGAGGGCGTCGTCCACGGCGATCAAGTGCCCGTTCGGTATGCCCGTGGGTCCAGCCACCACGTTCGCTGTGACGGTGACGTAGCTGCTGGTGAACGTCCACGCTGTGAAACTCTCGTTGTCGGTGATGAGCAGGTTGAGGGCCGTTGTGGACTGCCTAGACGTGCGCCCGCCCTTGCCGAGGGGGAGCATGTCGTGGCCGAAAGCGACAACGTCGCCGGGCTCGTACGAGATCTTGCCGGGACTCGCTCGGAGCGACCCCTCGACGTTACTGAGCTCGTTGACCCGCAGCATGTATTCGCCGTGACGCAGAGCCTGCGAGCGCCGCGTGACGCCCGGCAGCGAGAAGTTGCCCTGGATGATCACTTCGGGGTCGGCCAGGTCGTCGAGCGTGTCCGTGGTGACGACGACGGGCTTCCGTTCCCAGTTGTGGTCCCGGTCCTGGATGTCCGTGGTGAGGTAGTTCTCCCGCAGAAGCCCCCCGGTGTAGCTGAACTTCAGGGTGCTGTCGCCGCCAGGCTCGCGCTCGATCGAGCCCATCGTGAGCAGGCCGACCGGAAGGCGCACGCCGTCCTGCTTGAAGCGCAGGCGTCCGCCCTCTCGACCGGGCATGGCGCGACAGGATCTCGAGACCTCGATCAGCGCGTCCCAGAACTGCCTAAACGTGTCGTGCACGGCGTCGTAGCGGAAAAGTGCCTCAGCGCCCTCGACCGTTCCTCCAGGGGACGCCCCGGTGGTGACCTTCGACGAGACCCATACGCCGACGCTGCCTATGTAGAACTCGGCGTCAGCAGTGGCGTCGATGTAGGCGAACTCCATCTGCGGGGACGATGTGGATGTCAGCGTCGTCGCCGTCAGCGTCACCCAGTTGTCCGCATCGCTGGCCGCGTTGGCATCGTCCTGACCAGACGCTGCGCCATCTCTGAGAATCAGAATCAGTGAGTCCACGCCAGCCGGGCGGTAAGCCTTCGCGCGGAAGACCAGCGTGTCGCCAGTCGTGCTGCTTATGACCTGCCAGGAGTTACCCAAAGCGGAGTCGGTCGTGTGCTTGAGCACGTTCGCCTGGAGCGGGCTTGGGTGCAGAGGTCCGCCCGTCGTTCCGCCGTCGTCGAACTCCGTGGTGAGCGTGTCGCCTGATTGCTCGGCAAAATCACCGAGAGGGTCCTCCCATTCTCGCGTGCCCGTGATGAGGTTCGGGAAGGTTGAACTGGGGTGAGTGGTGGTGAGTTCCGAGTACCACTCTGCGGTGATGACCCAGACGCGGGTGTACCCGTCGATGTCATCGAAGGTTTGGACCTCGAGAATCTCGAGCGCCTTCACGACGCCAGCCGGCGTGTCCCAGTCAGCGTCAGAGCACCCGCGCAGTCGCAGCTCGCGACCGACGGTCCAGTGACTTGGAAGCGTCTGGGCGGATCCCGAAGCGTTCTCGTCCGCCATGTAGAGGTAGCAGCGAGGGCTCACATCGGTCAAGTAGTCCAGGTGGACGCGACCACGGTGCAGGAACGCTCCCCACACGGTGATCTCTCCGATGAGAGCGCCGTCCTCGACCGTCGTCCCAAGCGTGTACCGGCAGGGATAGATGCTAGGCGCGATCGCGCCGACCCCAGATCCCCCGATGCTGAAGAACGTGTCCATCTTCACCAGCCACCAGGTGTCCGAGTAGTCCTCGACGACACACCCCGACACGGCCTCTCCATCGCTCACGCTGAACGAGCACGAATAATCGACGCCGCCAACGGTGGCTTGGATACTGCTGCTGAACGGTGCGCCGGGCTGCTTCAAAACGAAGAGCGAGTAGCAGTACCACGTGGGCTCCTCCGATGCGGTTATCCCGATGGCGGTGATGCTCTCCGTCGCCAGAACTCCGGACGCGGTGCTGTTGTCCTCGAGTTTGTCTGCGGTCGTCTCTCCGTCTGGCGCGACCTCTGTGTTCGCGGTGACATCCAGGTTGCCCGTCCAGAAGCCGAACGCCTCGGATCGTGCTGCGATCAGGTTGGAGTTCGCCTCGAACTCTTGGCGGTAGAAGTGCCGCCCGCCCTTGCGGTCGTAGACCCGCGCGTCGCAGGCGTCCGCGACCGCCTTGAGTGCGACTAGGTCGAGTTTCGCGAGGCTGAAGACCTGCCCCCCTCCGTAGATCGGGTTCGTGGCGATGTCGCCCATGATCCACGCGGGGTTGGCCGTCCACGCCTCTGGTGCAGTTGGCGCGATGGTGCTCTCGCCGTCCCAGATCGGAACCTTGCGCCCCTTGGCGACAGACGTGAGGCTCGGCGCTCGGGTGTTGAGCTGTCCCGTCGCGGGGATCTCGAGGGCGAAGTAGGCGATCCTTGGGTAGACGTAGGACTCCGCGATGGATGTCACCGCGAGATCGAACTCAACCTCGTCCTGCCGGCGCTCTGCTGTCGCCAGCGTAGAGTCGGGCTCGAGCCCGTTGACCCGCAACACTTGGACGCGGTACTTGCCCGTTGTGCCGAGCGGCGCGAACACCTTCTCGACGACGCCATCATCTGTGCCTACCGAAAGCAGGCCGCTTGACCCGATGATCTCGAGATCGTTCACGCCAGCGGCATCAAGGAAGTCGCCGTTTCCGTGCCACACGTTTAGGACGGCCCCATCTTCGGCATCCTGGAGTTGGCCGCGACCCGAGTTGTAACGGAAGTTGACATCCGTATAGGTCAGCGCCTTGTTCCAGATGATGACCTCGTCGATCCACCCGCGCAGCGCGTAGTCCGGCGTGCGGATCGTGGATCCGTGACCGATCAGAATCCGGGCATCTGCGACTCCGTTGAAACCGTAGCCATCGACGTTGGGGCAGAGGAGCCCCGCGTGCGGCGTGAAGATCGCCCCGTAGGTGGTCCCGTTGATGAAGAACTCTTGGGTCGCCTGAAGGCCGTAGAGGAACTTGTACGAGAAGACGATGTGGTGCCACTTCTTGTCGCTCGCGACGGTGGTCCTCTCGATCGCGTTGCTCACGTCGGGCCACTCAGCGGCGACCCCACGGTGCCCGAAGTCAACGCGCGGATGCCACTTGCCGTCGGGCGTTACGCGGAAGCCAACCCACAGACCGTTGCCGACCGTTGTGGCGGCCAAGACCGTGTAGGCGGACGAGTATTCCATCAGCGCGACGTAGCGGTCGCCGCCAGAGAACGACCCGAACGGACCCTCGGATGTGGTCGTGTCGAACGTGAACCAGCCCTCGAAGCTGAACCTGTTGATGTAGTTATGACCGACGATCGACGGTGCCCAAATCGCGGGGCGGCGTGTGCTGTCGAGAGCGAACTGCGTCCGGAGGTAGGTGCCCGCTGTCCACGTGTCGATCCGCATCGCTCCACCAGGATCCCCCGCCTGGTAGTCCTGGGGCTCGTAGAGCGGGATCGGCATTGAGATCTGGAACGGCGTCTGCTCAGACTTGGTGATGGTCTTCTGGACCATCCTCACCCAGCCGTCGTTCTGATTCCCTCCGCGACCTGGACCAAGCAGAGGATTGCCGTCACTGTCGAGAAGGCAGAACCGGACCTGCACCACGACGCCGGCTGTTTGGATGTCGCTTGTTCCGGAGTCGATCCGGTACAGGCCGCGCGGGAAATTCAAGATCACATCGACGCGATCAACGTCACGGCGAAGGGTGTCCCAGCCGAACGCCCACTCGTTCCATACTTCCTCGTAGGCATCCGAGTCGAAACTGACCTCCGGAATGACGCGCGTGTTTACGCCGACCTGCTCCTGCTCGAGGACCGCGCCGACCTCGACCGTGCGGTAAGCCCTCTCAAAACCGGGCACAGGCTCCGGGTCGTCGCTGCCTAGACGCACCCAAGCCTTGATGCCTGAATAGTTGGGCGCAGGGTTCCCCTGGATCTGGATCCCCGTGGGCATTGTGCCCGCGTCTGTAGAGAGGGGCGTCCCGGCTGGCGTGTCCGAGGTCTCACCAGCGATCGACTCGATCGGCCCGTGACCGACGCTGACCAGCGCGAAGTACGTCGAGATCAGCGTGTCGTTGTTAACCCGCACGAACTCGGACAGGATCGTTCCGGCGATGCGGTGCTCTCCGTAGAGAACCTCGATGGGCTGCCCCTCTGCCCGCGTGTTGGACATCGAGTTGAAGCCACGGTTCGCAGACCGATCGTCGTCACGCTGGACGGGGGGGTCCGGAGAGGGGATGAGCAGGCTGATCCCGTACCCGATCACCGCAGAGATCGCGATGTTGACCAGGACGGCGACCGGCGTCCCCGGCATGGGAACCACCGACAGGTGGTCGTAGTCGCTGACCTCGTCATCGAGCTCGCACGCCTCACCGTTCCTCATGACCGTCCGAGGACCGACCAGATCACCCACGAAATCGCCAACCCGAGCGCCGGCCTTGAAGGGCTCGATCCAGCTCGACCGCTCTGCGGCGCTAAGGGTTTTCCAGTAGTGGACGTGGATCATCAGGCTGTGGTGTAGCGGTAGACGCCCAGGGGACCTGAGATCGTCGCAATAGGCACAATGCAGGCTCCGTGCTCCTTTGTCGAGGTCAGCGCGGTTCCGTCCCCCAGCGCCAGCGAGACATGCAGCAGGAACTCCTCAGACTGGGGTCCGGCAGACAGGATGACCTCGCCCCTGGATGACTGGTGGCTCCCCTTCTCCTGGCGCTCCCATGAGCCGCCCCCAGACGCCTCCAGGGCGACTAGGCGCTCGGCGGACCTCTGACTCGCAGGGACCGCCAAGGACGCCTCAGAGAGCCCCATGTGCGCCAGGCCGAGCGCCACGATGGCGGCGCAGTTGGAGTCTTCCCACTTCCTGCCGATCAGGTGCCGCATCAGAGAGAGATCCCTCGGAACCCGCCGAAGCGTTCAGGGTGCTTGCGTTCGACCAGCATCACGTTCTCCTCGTCGTCGCCACGGAGGTCGCAGGATTCGTGGCTACCGTCGCACGACGTGTAGGAGGCGCTCACGTGCGTCAAGTCGTAGCCGCAGCGCAGACCTCCGAACTCCCTCTGGAAGCGGCACGCATCCTCCGTGTATCGCTCACGCGGAAAGGGGAGCTCGGTGAGGTTCAGCGATCCGATCGAGAAACTGACCTGGCTCTCGCTGATATCGTTGGCGAGGATCACGCCCTCGAAGCGGAGTGACGCTGTGTAGTTGCCCAACTCGCCAAGGCTGACCAACTGCACCGCAGCCTCCTGCCCGGAGAGCCCGTCATAGTCGTGCAGGTACTCGACCAGTATGTCCGACCTAGCGACGACCACCTGGATCTGCGGTAGGTCCCCCTTGCTCTGCCGGACGATGGTGCCGACGCGCAACGGATAGGGCGACCAGAGGATGTCCTTTCCAGCGATGGACTGACCGAACGTGACCTCTTCATTGTCCGAGGTCATACGGATGCGCGTTCTAGGCGACGACGGAACCTCGACCTCGGCCAGCCAGACGGATCCAGATTCGGCCTCGAGTTCTCGCGCGTCACGAAAGAGTTGGATGTCGGTCATGCGATCGTGACCGTGTGGCGTGTGATGGATCCGGACGCAGTCGGGACGACCGCGTTACCGAGCGGCTCCCAGGACATCGCGTTGCGCGGGAAGAACTGAGGGGGAGGCCCAGTGAGCGGCGTGTCCGACATTTCGTGGAAGAGGTTGTAGACACACATCCCCTTGTTGATGTTGGTCGCCAGACTCTCGGGCACTGGCGGGTTGCCCCCGAAGTAGGCGGGCCGAATCAGGATGTTGGTTGCCTCGCCGAGACGCTCGAGGCGGGGCTCGCGATAGATAAACCATAGCCGCAGGAGTTGCTCTGAAGACCCGTCCGACATGCGGTGCGTCTCGAGCTCTATGCCCGATTCGCTACCGGAAGAGAGATCAACCTCAGCGTAAACATCCCAAGCGTTCCCCTCGTACGTGATAGCTCCAGAATTGGGAGACTGGTTATCAAAGACGACGACGTGTTCCTCGTCCACGGAAGTCCCGCTCTCAGGAGCGTCCTGCGGGGCCGCCATCTGGAAGCCGCGGTCGCGCCATATGAGCTGGACGAATCGCGGAAGGTCGATACCTGTCGCCTTTCGGACGTACACGCTGACTCGCGAATACTCCTTCTGGGAATGAAGGGTCGTTGTGCCCGCGCAGAAAACCTGAGCCTCGGAGTTCTTCCGGTGATACCCAGAGCCCCGAGCATCTGACCGCAACTTCAGCGTCGGAAGGGGGAGCCCCAACGGGTCAACAAGCGTGCTGTCAAACCCGATGGAGAGCGGGTGGGGCGGAAGTAACCCTGCGGGGCCAGGAGCGCAGTCGCCAGGCTCCGTGGGAAACCTTCCGGTATCCTGTCCATCGGACACGTCCATCTCCATCGTGTCTGTGTTCGTCCAGAGGTTCTTGTCGAGCTCGCCCTCGCGCTCATGGTAGAGGTCGAGGACTAACTTGCGGCCAACGGTCGCGCTGAGCTCAATCTGCACGTAGAGCGTGCGGAGCGTGTTCAGCGGCGGGATGCCGTAGAGGCCGTGCAGAGCACCCGGACTGGGGATGAATGTGTAGTCAACCCCCTCAACGGCGTCGGTGCTGTCTTCGTCGATCTTGAAGTAGAGGGCGACGTTGTCCTCATGATCGGAGCCAACCTTGTCCACTTGGATCTGGTGGAGGTCACCCACGGAAGGGCTCGAGGTGCTCGCGTTGAACTCGAGCAGGGGCGGCGCGGTGGTAGTCCGGATGTAAGCGTGCAACTCGTCCACGTCCCCATTCACCGTCGCTTCCGTCTGACCGGACAGCATCTTGATTTCCATCCTCTTCTCGAGGTGGTAAAGCCCCGTGTTCAGGATGTTGAACGTGATCGTCAGCTCGGTCAGCCCCGCCGCGATCGTCACGGGCGACTCCGAAGCCGTCGGGATCGAGTAGTTCGTCCCCTCGACGGCTGTGCCCGTAATCTCGTACGCGATGTCTAGGTCCCGCGTCGCAGCTTCCGCAAGTAGGATCGTGACATCAAAACTGACATCGTCGTCCTGGAAGAAGAAGACCGGGTAGCCGGGAGACCCTGCGGGGTAGTCCACGATTTCGATGCCACCTACCGACGGAGTCACGATCGAGCTGCCGAACATCTCGAAACTCACTGTCGGCAGATCTGGGCCAAGCAACTCAATCACCTGGACCGAGAACGTGTAGACGCCAGCACTGACCTTGACTTTGCGGATTGAGTTGTCCCTAAAGGCCACCTTGACCGTCTCACCATCTGGTGTGACCCACTTGAACCCTAGACCCACCCCGTCGTGATCCTCGAAGAACGTGACGAGGCCCTCGACCTCGGTTTGCGTTGCTGCTCGGCTGCTGATCGTCCAGATGCGTCGCTTGCTCGTCGCCGTCGCGTGGCGGTGCTCATGTTCAGATGCGAACTGCTGCTCGAGGGCGTACGAGACGTAGCCCACGCGAACGGGCCACTCATGGTTCAGCGTGAGCGTGTCGTCGGTTCGGACGCTCTGCTCTACGGGCAGAGAGATCCCGCCCAGGTCACGCTCGTCGTTCTGATAGACGACGGCGTTCCGCGTGAACGAGTGAACGAAGATCGAGGGCGTTCCGAGCGTTGCCGAGTAGAAGCCGATCGAGGTCCCAGAAAGGACGCGGTCGTCGCCTGCGTCCAGGAGGTATCCCGTCTCCTCGGTCGTTCCGCCTGCAAGGATCCAGCCCTCGAGCATGACGCCGTCTAAGAGCGGGATCAGTTTCACGCTCCCGTTCGTCTGGCTAGAACCGTTCACGTTCTGCACGTCGAAACGCACAGTGAACGGGACCGCGACCGATGCGATGAATGGATCGTCTGTCGCGTTCAGAACCCTCGCAGCGACGATAGTCAGCGTGTCGCCGGCCTCGAATCGGTAGATCCGGGCAGCCCAGACGCCGCCAGATGTAATGGCTATGCCGAGCGCGTAGCCGGTCTTTCCTGTGCCGGCGTTGACGTTCAGCCAGCCGTCGTCTCCGGTGAGGTCCATCCTCACGCCCAGGGCGACCTCTCTGGAGACCGCGCCCGTGCCCATCTCGACCTTCGCCGAGCACGACTGGACGTAGATGTTCGACGCCGGGCTGACATCCAAGTGCCAGCCGCCGACCGGAGTGCCGTCGCTTTCGAGTTTTTCATTCAGAGAATCTCGAACGAGCCTGCCCTGGAAGTCGAGGGCCTCGCCGGACTGGCTCACGCCCGCCTGGTCTCCCGTGTACGCGCCGCTGATCATTCGGCAGTCAGTTCCGAGCAGGTCGCTGAATCGCTGGAAGGCGTGCGTGTGGCCGCGCGTGAACTCGTCGCGGAAGATGACCGTGCCCGGAACGTGGTAGTCCTTGACCTGGAAGTATTTGATCCCGTGGATCCACTCCTGGCCGCTGTCCTGGATCTCGGAGGTCATCCCGAAACCGCAGTGGCCCTCGCCCGTGATTGCGCCCGAGTAGTCCGACGCCTTAGCGACGAGTTCCTCGACTCCCGTGATGGTGTTCGTCCAGTACCCGAAGATCGTCACCGACCCGCTGTCATCGAAGACCTCCATGCGGAGCTTCTGCTCGGGAGCGCCGTCTATGTACGCATCGGCCAGGTGGGCATACCACGCCTCGTTGACCGCTCCGCTAAGGCCCGACTTCGGGGGGCCGTCGTTCATGTGGTCGATCGTGCTGTTGCCGCCCGACGCAGCAGGACCCGTCACCTTGTAGATTGAAAACCCGATCGACGTATCGAAGGTGGGCGAGTTGATGTAACGGGTCGCCATCGAGAAGTAGTAGCCGGTCGGGGCGTTGAGCGCCTCGTTGTAGCCGGCCTCTGACCAAAACTGCGTGTCCGTCTCTCCCTGGATGCGAGCGCCAAGCGTGCACCACGTCGCCTTGTTGTGAAAGAAGTCACCCCCAGACTGATTCTTCATCTGGAACGTCGCTTCCAGGGAGTGGTTGAGGCGCTTCTCGTTCCTCAAGGTAAAGAACGGCATGGCGCGATTCGAGCTCGTTGGCCGACGGCTGCACGCAGCTACACCGTCGGTTGCCAAGTACCCGTCGTGCAGCGACCCCCAGTCGCACGCCAGGTTGAACCCCGTGAGACCCTCCGTGCCGTTGTTCCAAAGAAGCGTCGGCCAGTAGAGCGTCGGCTCCGTCCAGCGTTCGCCGCGCACGCCGATCGCGGAGTCGAGGAACTCGTCCGAACTGAGAGGGGTGTGGGTCATCGGGCAGCCTTCTTGATCGACTGGTTCAGCCCACGGTTCACACCCTGGGAGATTGTTTGGGCGAGCATCTGCTGGATGGCTCCGGACTGCTCGGACAGTTTCTGCCTGAAGGTGCTTGGGTCCGTGTCGGTGATCTGGATGACGATCTGCGGAGCGATGGTGATCTGCTGAGACTGCTGTGAGCGTGCACCGTCGCCGAGCATCTTCACGGGGATCGCGCGACCGCCCGGCAGCGGCACGACGGCCTCCTTCATCTTGCCCTCGCCGACGCGGTAGAGAGAGTCCTTGATGACTCGACCGCCCGCCGTGATGTTCTCGATCCGCTGCGGGATTCCACCTGAAGCGAACGCCTGTACGACAGCTCCCGGTCGGCCACCCATGACCCCCCCGTTCGCAAGGCCCGCCGCCGCTGCAATAGCGGCAGCCTCGAGCGCGATAGCTGCCTTGGCTGCGGCGAACCCCATCGAGATGATCGGCGACACGGCACCCGTTGCAGCGCCGGCCATGCCCTCGATCGGGATTATCGAGGTGAATGCCGCAATATCCATACCTTGGATCGAGGGCGCGGCGAAGGAAGACGCCAGGCCGACTTGGTCCAAGCCTATGTATGCGTATGCCGCCTGCCCGCCAAGGATCCCAACCTCGACTGCGGCTGCACTCGTCGCTGCGGTGAGTGCTTGGTCCGCTGCGAGAGCCGCAGCGTCCGTGCCGATGTTGCCGAGCTCTTCGGCAGCCTTATCTGCGGCACCGAACAGGAACTCACCGATGGTGCCGATGGTCTTCGTGAGGATCCCTTGGATCGGAGCGATGACCAGTTGAGTGATCGACTGCGACAGTTGCTCGGACAGGGTCGTTGCAACGGTTTCGCGCAGGGCCTCGGAGAAGACCTCCATCGCGTCTACGCCCTCCCGCCCGACAAGTGCCGCGTGTAGTCCCTGCTGGACAGGGTCGTGCACCATCGCGACGAGCCCCTCTGCGAACTGCGTGCCTCGGGAGCCGAGGTTGCCGAAGTCGTCGAGCGCGTCCTGGATGCCCGCCGAGAATCCGTTCTTGAATCCACCCTGCTTGTCCGACTGCTCCTTGCGGACCTTCGCGACCAGGTCGGCAATCGCCATCCAGTTCTTCTCCTCTTCGGCGAGGAGCGCCTGGAGACCTTCATGATCAGCGAGCTGCTCGGCGGTCGATCGCTCGATGCTCTGGTTCATCGCCTCGACCCGCGTGAGGAACGGATCCTGCGCGGCGATGTCGTCCTCGCGGAGTGCCTTCAGTTTAGCCATCTCCGCTTCCTCCCAAAGCCCGGTGAGCATCTGGACCTCTTCCTGAGCCTTGCCGACAAGGGTCAGTTGGAAGAGCGCCGCGCGTGACGCCTCCGTAGCCTTCAGGAACTGGCGCTGTGCTTCGGTCGCGCCCATAACGTGAGCCCGCATGTCGCTGACCAGTTGCTCCTCTTCGATGAGTTCCTCGAGCCTCGTAGACTTGAGCGCGTTGTCCCGCGCGAGTTCTGCATCGACCCAAAGGGTTTTGAGGATTTTTGTAGCCTCCGCCGTCTCCTTGGCGTTTTCGAGATCGAAGAGTTCTAGGCGGGCTCCCGCGCTGGCGCTCCGGAACTCCATGTCGGCCTTGGTGGCACCCACGATCTCCTCGCGGAGTTTGCGGATCTTCTCGGTGCTCTCGATGATCTCCTTGATGTCAACGATGCTGTTCTTGTTGTCCTCTTCGTCGAGAGCTTCCTCGCGCGCCGCCTTCACTAGCTTGTAGAGCTCCCTGAACGCCTCTGCCTCGTCGGGCGTCTTGGTTAGCAGGCTATTCTCAAAGGCTTTGTCCTGCGCTCCACCGATCACCTTGTCTAACTCTCGCTGCGCCGCCGTCGTGTCCTCGATCTCTTGCCGCATGTCACGGATCTGCTCCTTGCCCTCGACGAACAACTCGAGGTAGGTGTCCAGCGCACCCTTGTCCGAGAACAAGAACCCTTGAGGCAACTCCAGGCCCGTGATGCCCCTGAGCGACTCCTCAACGATTGCCTGAGCGCGAGACGGGTCGATCCTGAAGATGTCGTTCAGCAGGTTTTCTTCGTCTGCTGATATGCCGCCAGGCGCAGTGATCTTCACGGCAGAGAGCGCATTCTGGAACTCGTTGCTGACCTTGGCGGCGAGTTCGCTCGCCTTGTCCTCTGCGGCCTTGTCCGCCTGTAGTCCCCTGAAGATATCTTTGAGTGCGCCCGACAGGCTGTCCTTGCCCATCTTGGCGATCTGCCTAACGACGATGTCGAAGCGTTCGCTGAACGAGAGGGTCACCCCGTTCATGAACTCGTTCCAAGCCTCCTCCATATCCACGTTGGCCGTCTCGAAAGACTTGGACAACTCAGATACGCCGGCCAGGAACTCCTCATCAAACACCGCTTCCGGGCCAACCATGTCGCGCAGACCCGCGCTGCTGTTGAGCGCGTTGAGGAGCTCCTCAGTCTTCGCTAGTTTCGCATTCGTGCGCTCGATCTCTGCGGTGGCGTGCTTGAACTCATTCAGGCGCTCCACCTGGCCGAAGGTCATATTGCTCGCCAAGTCGTCGGTGAAGAGGCCGTCCTTCATCAGCGCGATCCGGGCAGCGTTCGCTACGTTTTCCAGCTCGATGAGCTTGTCAATCTTGTCCCTCTTGCTCTGGATCGTGTCCGCGAGCATCGTCTCGAAGCCTTTATCGTCGAGCTCTATCGCGAAGGCTACGTCTGGGAACGGAAGGTCGATCGCCTCTTGCTCGAAAGGCTGAAGCGCGACCAGCGCGTTGATCGCCTTCTTGAAGTCAAACGAGACTGCACGAATGATCTTCGGCAGGCGCAGCAGCAGTTGAACAAGCATCTGTATGGCAGTCACAACCGAGCTTACGATCCTGCGCCCGATCTGGCCGACGAGTTTCCCAAGGCTGCCCATGAGCTCCTTGGCGCGTTCGATCCCGCCAAAGCTGACGATGAAGGCGTCGATCTGGTCGATCGTGTCGCCGATCGCCTGAGCGGCTCCCTTAGCAACACCCTTGAGGGCCTCGAACCCCACAGCGATCTTATCCACGACGAACTCCACGCCTCCGCGCGCTTCGATGCCGTTGCTCAGTTCGGTGATGAAGGTCTCGCCAACTTGACGGAGCCTGAGCCTCAAGGCGTTGAAGAACACCTGGAACCGCTTGAACGGGTTCGAGAGGAGTTTCTCGATCGAGCCATCCACGCGACCGAACGCTTCATTGTTCGCGTCGAGCACCTTGTTGAACTGCTCGTACTGGTTGCCCGTCAGCGCGAGGATCGGGATCAGCGCACGGATGTTGCCGAAGATCTGAGAGTAGGCAGCGGCGTTGTCCCCGAGCTTGTCGCGCAACTCGGTGATGACGGATGCGAACCCCTCGCTCCGGATGCGGGCCACGCTCACGTCGATGTTGTATCGCTCGAGGATCGCGGACGCCTCGATGCTCGGCTTGAGCAACTGGTTGAACGCTTGACGCAGTTGGATGACTGCCGTGTTCGTCTCGATGCCACCCTGGGTGATCGTCGCGATGGCGGCGGAAACCTCTTCAAGGGAGATCCCGAGTGTGGCCGCGATGGGCAGCACCTGGCCGAGCGATGTCGCCAGCTCGGGGATCGTCGTCTTACCCTTGATGACCGTTTGGAATAGTACGTCAGTGATCCGAGCGGACTCTTCCACTTCGTTCCCGTACGCCTTGATGACCGAGGTCACAAGGTCGATCGTCTGCTTGATGTCAGCGAGGCCGACTGTCGCCAGTTTCGCGGACGACTCCAAGACCACCATCGCGTCTGCCGCGTCGGTGATATCAGCCGAGATGATCTGGTAGAAGCCCTTGGCCGCGATGGTCTCCGCGAACCCGAGCGCCTCGCTGAAGGAGAGGATCCGGTCCTCGACCATCTGCAACTCTTCGTCCGTTCCGCTGAAGATCGTTCCGATCTCGGCGATGGCGAGACCGAACTTCTGCGCGTCGGCGATCGACTTGAAGATCAGCGCGGTCCCCGCCATCGTCGTAAGCATCGCAGTCCAGCGCCCTGTGAGCGACCGGACTGCGCTTGTTGTCTTCTTGAGCGACGTGCGAAGGGGCTTGAAGGACTTAGCTGCCTTCTTTGCCTTGCGGTTCGCCTCGGTAGCGAAGTTGTTCAGCAAGCGAACCGTCTTCCCCAACTCCTGAGCCACTTGGCCCTGGATGTTGATGGTGATGGTGATCGTTTCGTTTGCTGCCATGACTTACTTCCCTTCTCGTTTCAGGTCTTCGATGGCGGCCTTCTCCGCGTTGATGATCCCTATGACGTGCGAGACGCAAGCCGCTTGGTCGTAGGAACCCCCAGGGTCAGGCAAGACCCCATTCTGGAACGCCGACCACATGGTCAGAGCCCGTTGCTCCTCGAGGCCGACGATGGACGCCGGGCACCGATAGATGTATTGGTCGCCGCGCCCCTCGCAGAGTCCGCAGGGTTCCCCGTCGAGCACCTTGTTCCCGTGACACCTGGGGCATGTGATGCCGAACACCGGAGTCGGTGCTGGTACATCGCAGCCCCAGGCCGCACGTTGGAGTTCGCTGCTCTTGCAAGTGGGGCACCGTGGTACGTCTTCAGAAAAGGCAAGGTGCGCGGCGACCCTCAGTTTCCCACATCTTTCTCGTCCGACACCTTGCCCTGTTGGAACAGGGCAGACATCGCTTCGGCTCGGTGGTTGAAACTGAACATCTGGATCTGGTCGTAAGGCAGCTCGCCCTCGACCCACTCGTCCTTGAAGGGGATCGGCTGACCCTCTTCATCGACGGCGTTCTCCCAGCCCACGACGCGCTTGGCGAAGATTGAGTTCACCTTGCTCGCCTTGAACTGGAGAAGGATCGCCTGCTTGCCCTCGCCGTCGTCCGAGAACGACGACTCGAGTGCAGCGTCAATGAAATCCTCTTCCTCGATCTTCGAGAGAGGGGAGAGGAAGAGCGCAAAACGCTCTCCCTCTGCAACGTCTGATTGACCTGAAAGCACATGCTTCCAGCGTCCACGTCGGGTGAGTATTAGTTTCGGCATGGTCTAGCCCTCCTAGCTATGCCCTTGGGTACACGGGGTAGTCAGGATCAGCGTGCGAACACGGCGTCCTGGTGATAGCTGAACACGAACTCTCGGTCAGAACCATCCACGCCTTCCGGGTTCTTGCCAGAGGCAGAGAACTGGAGGTCGCGCGTAGCAAGACCGTTCCGATCGCCACCACCCTCAGAGGTGATGAAGCAAGCGGCGGTCGAGAGGTGGAACTGGTTGGCTGCGGTGTCGCCCAGGGTGACGCGCTGGCGGAACGTGGTCCCGTTCCGGAAATTCGCGAGGAACGGGAACGAAGCCTCGGGGCGCACGCTCGGGTCAAAGGACCCGGTGACCGCACGACCACTGATGAAGGCTGCGCCCCTGGTGCCGTCGGTGGACGCCGCGCATCGCTCGATCGCGACCTCGTTGGCGTACTCCACGGACCAGGAGTTGATGCAGGCGGTGTGCTCGTTCGCCGGCGTGACCGCAGGCGAGTCGGCAGCAACGCCGTAACCGATCTCTAGGAACACCGGGGGGACCTTCGAGGTCGGGACCGGGGTTCCCGTGAGCTGGCCGTCGCTGATCGACGCGATCAAACCCTTGAAGGTGAAGTCCATGAACATCGGCTCGCCGAGGTTCGCGGTGAACGTCACCGACCCACGGCAGCCCTTCAGCAGGCGCTTGACTCCATCCTCGATCACGCCGAGGGAAACCGAGGGCATCGTCGGGGTCGTGATGAACCCCCCCGAGCCAGAGACCTCGAACGTCTTCGTTCCTGCGGTGTCGGTAAAAACCTCTCCCATCGAAAGGAAGTCGCCGATGTCCAGGAGTTTGAAGTCAACCAGGCCGGCTGTGCTGGCACCAAGTGCTTCGGCGGCTTCAATGACAGCACCCCCGGTGCCGCCAATGTAGATGTCGCCGATGTCGATGTCGCCAGAAGTCGTCGTGAGCTCCAGTTCAACGAGCGGGGACGAGACGGGCATCCACGCCCAGCCGCACTGCGGGTCGCCGGCAGCGGTGCTCGCCGTTGCCGTAGACAACGACGTGGCACCCGTGATCAAGCCAGTTACGGGGGTCGTCCCGGTGTGGTAGAGCTTCGTAGCGCCCTCCCACGTGTCGTGGACGACCTTGCCCGTTCCTGATCCAGACCCGGTTCCGGAGAGTTCTTCGCCGGAATAGAAGGCGTCTGCGCCGCCAGCCGTGATGGCCCCGATGTCCGTGGAGCTCATCTCGTACTTCTTGAGACCGCAAGCCTCCAGGAGGATGCTCCAGTCCGGAACCGCGTCGGCGGTTGAAGTACCCGCGACTTCAACGCGGAACGTGCACTCGGCCTCGACGACGCCGGCGATCGGCGTCAGCGGGGTGAGCGATGTCCGGTTGATCTCGCGCTCGTAGGTTTCTCGGTCGTAGGTGACCTGGGGATCGGAGACGAGGAGTTTGGCGTTCGCGACATCGACAAGATTCGACGCGGCGACCCCCGGTTGATCCTCGACAGCCGCCAGTAATTGGAAGAGTCTCTTTGTTGCCATCTTGTTATCTCAGGCTGCTTGGGTGGGGTCCGCCGTGTAGTGGCGGAAGGGGATAGTGACGACGATCTCCGCTGCGCTGACCGGCTGACCGCCGACTAGCTCGAAGACATCTACGCTTTCGATGATCGTGTCTATGGCGAGACCGCCACGCTTCAGGTCTGCAAGCAGAGCCTTCTGAGCGTCGGTCGCCATATCGCGGATCGCTTTCTCGAGTGCCTCGTTGTCCTGAGACGGGCTCGGTGGACTGAGCAAGGCACACGTGACTGAGAGTTTCAGGTCGATGCGCTCGAGGCCATTCGGACAGTCGTGACTGTGCGGAGAGTCGAGCGCGGTGACGATGAAGCAGGGGTACTCCACAGCCTCCAGCACGTTCCCGAACATTCGGAAGACGCGCGGGGTGGACGTGTAAAAGGTGTTATTGCCGTCCGTTACCTTTTCGAGCGCGGTGATCACGCTCTGGACGACGCGCCATTCGACGGAGTTTCCGAGGCTCATCGCTTCGTCTCCTTCAGGCGCAACGACAGCGACCAACTGGTGGCGCTGTCTTGGATGATCTCGAGGTCGCTAACCATCCGGCACTCGACGATGGCGGTCCCATCCGGGGGGATGTAGTTCACCGACCCGACGCGCCCTACGGCCTCGTACGCGCGCTGAACCAGGTACGCCTTACCCTCCGAAGCGTTCGCCCATGTGAGGTCAAACGTACGGAGCGTGCGCCCCGTGAGGAGCGTCGGAAGGATGACCGACTCGGCGTCATCCAGGATGCCGCTGATCTGCGTCTCGTCCGTGTGATCGAACTCGGGGCAGATGTCGAGGTTGTCAACTCTAAGATCGACGAGGCTCATTTCTTGGGGATCCCCACGAACGAGTCCTTGAGCGCCTTCCCAGCGGCGGTCGTCAAGCGGCGGCGCAGTTTCCCACGGGCCACCTTGTTCGTGGCCGTGTCAATCATCCCGAGGCGCGACGCCCTCTTCTTGGGTGACTTAGGTCCAGGGATGACGACGCTCTTCCTGAGCGCGAACAGGAACTTGAGATCCTTGACCTCGACACCCTTGTTCCGCTTCTTGCGGCTGACCGTGTGCGTGCGGCGCACGTAGTAGAGCGTGTCTCGGTTCTTGCCAGACTCGAGGAAGAACCCATCGACGATCTCGGGGTGCAGCGGGCTGTCCCATCGCGCGCTGCCACCGGGCTTGAGGTTGTCCTCGATCGGGATAGCGAGGAATCCGCCAGCCCTCTTGGCTGAGATCCTGCCGCCGAACTCCTGCAACGGCGCGTACTCGCTGTCGCTCCACATGCGGAGAGAAAGGTCGCTCAACTTCGTTCCGTTGACGCGCTTGTGCAGCGAGTTCCGGAGAGCGTTGGTGCGGTTACTGAGCGTCGATTTGTTGTTTTGGGATCCGTACGTCGGCGCGTCGCCCCTGAAGCGGTCGGCCATCTTCCCAAACCACCAGTCACCCTGAAGGCGCAGGGCCTTCTTGAGATTCCGGTTCAGCGCCGTCCCCAAGCTCGGGAACGACTTTTTCAAGCGGTTCATGTCCCGCTTGCTTACGCCTGATTTCTTCTTGCGTGCCATTAGATCTGGAGCATCCGGTGGCGTGAGAAGCGGCGGTGGACATCCTTCAGGAGTCCGAGCTGGTCGAACTGCTGGACGTAGGATCCCTTGAATCCGATAGACCCCGTCCCCGCGTTGATGCGGCGAAGGTACTCGATGATCTGCTGATCGACCGCGCCGGCGAGCGCGGGGTACGCCGCGACGAACGCCGCAGTCAGCGCCGCAGCGGTCGCGCCGGTCACCATCCCTCCGGTGTAGGTCACCTGGACGAACCCCGGCGAGTACGGAGTCGGGCCACGGAGGAACAACTCTCCGCTCTCGCTGTCGGTCTCGTACAGCTCGGAGGACATCGCCGTGACCCCGCCCCACTCGCCCGTGCGAAGGTGGTACTTGACCGAAGCGACCGAGGCGACCGGGAAGCCAATCAGGCGCATCCGGTGCTTGTGTGCACGGACCTGATAGACCTCGGTTCGGGATTCGGAGGAGACGTGACGACCCAGGAACTGCTCGCAGTCATCAGAGATTTCTGCGATCAGTTCGTCGAGGAGATCGTCGTCCGTCTGCGTGGTTATTCCACGGCGGCGCTTCACTCGGTCTTTGGTCGTCAACTTCGTCACCATCAGAGATCAACCCCTTCCTCTTCCTCGCGGTCGCTCCAGGGGAACACCGCGTCTTCGTCCTCGGGATCCTCCTGGAGAGGCTCGTCCAGCGCGGGCTCTTCCGGCTCTGGTTCGGGCCGAGGGGCCACAGGGGCAGCCTCGGGGACCTCCAGGACAAGGTCACCCTCGATCTCCTCGTTCACCGAGCAGACCTGGTTCGGGTACATCTTGGCGATGGGATCATCGTCGGGGAGCACGGTGCCCCTCGTCGCGTAGATCGTTCCGTCACTTGGGTTCGTCAGCGCCCGGAGTGCTTTGACCGGCATCGGAGTCCTCCTTGGGGGTCGTCGGGCGAGTCCGCTTCGTACGGCTACCCGTGGGGGTCGTGTCGAGGCCGGGCAGACCGCCAGCCTTGGGCTTGGGCTGATCCGCCGCGTTGTCCTTCAACTTGTCGCGGCGCGAGCCACGGCGAACATCAAGGCGCTTGACCAACTTCTGATTGACGAGTTCGTTCAGGATCGGTCGCGGATAGCTCTGCTGGTCCTTGACCTTCCCGCGAGCCTCGTCGAGCTCGCCTTTGGGCACGGGCTCGAGGAACCTCTCCTGCCCGAAGAGGAGCATCGACTCCTCCTTCCGATCTAGGTCCACCACGTACCCAGCCTTTCCGCGATCTCGCATCGGGTGCTGGATGGGATTCATGATCGACTCGGGCCACTTGATGTTCTTTCCGGGCTTCACGCGCCAGAGGCCGGTCATCGTCGAAAGGTTCGTTGCGGGGCGTGCCATGTTCTGTTCGGGGGTTTCGGGGGTGGTTGGGAGGCGGGGGCCGAAGCCCCCGCCTGTCAGCGACTCAGCTCAGACCTACAGGTGGGTCGAGCCGATCGTGAACGACTCGAGGTGGTCGATCGACACGTCGGCATACATGATGCCACGGACGAGCGTCTGGTCTTTCAGGAACGTGCTCGCGCCGACATCAGTCGTGCGGAGCTCCATCGTCTTCCAGAACGGGACGCGGATCTGACGCCAGTCGCCGAAGATGACGGTCTCTTCGTCGCCGGAGTAGGAGGTGTGCGCCAGGAGTGTCGTGGTGCGGATCGGGTAGCCGAGCAGGTTCGTGTTCGCGCCGTCAGACACGACGAGGCGGTTGACATCGACATTCGAGGTGCCAGAGGTCATCTGGACAGCACGCGACCAGTCGGTCGGGTTCATGACCCAGCCGAGGCTTCCGCGCAGAGCGTTGACGTTCATCAGGTCGGTGATGAACTCCATCGCCTCGTTGTAGGTCCACGCGGCTCCGATGCCGACAGCACCCGAGGCCAGCTCGCCCGACATGAGCGGGCTTGCGTTCAGCAGGCCGGTCGGGTTCGCGCCCGAGCCGCTGCCCTTGAGGACGGCGGTGTCGAGAGCCGTGCGGAACTGCTCGATGAGGTTGTCTCGGATGATGCCTTCAGCCATCGGTCGCGAGTTGCTCAGGAGCATGTTGGACACGCGGACGGCACCGGCCAGGCGACGGGGTCGCATGGTGTGCTCGCCGAACGTCGGGTCGGTCTCGCCGATCGTCGTGTTCTCATAGGACCACGTCGCCGAGGCACCTGAGAGCAACACGGGGATCGTGACGGTGCCGAACATATTCGGCATCGCGCGTGCACCCGACTGGAAGACGACCGACTCTGCGTAGAACAGGTCGATGATCTCGTTCATGTGCTCTTCGGGCACAAGGTGGGGGCCGTTCAGCCCATCAGGAGACGCGACGTAGCCGGTATCGCCGGCCTTGGTCGAGACCGCAGCATCCTTGGTCTGCGCGGCGAGCCATGCGCCGCCATACTGCTTCTCCATGTTCTTGAAGCACTCGAACTCGTACGGGGCGAGGTCGGGGTTCTTGAGACGGATGGCGTCGAGCGCGCGGGCGAACTCGAACTTCTGACCCTTCTCTTCGTTGACTCCGGGGAGGCTGAAGTTGGGGTTTTCCTTCGCGTACTGCGCGATGGCTTTCGGGACCAGCTCGTCGAGCATGTTGCTGACTTTCTGAGCAAGCTCGGTGTCGCGGTCGTCGAAACGCTTCGCGATCTCTCCGTTTAGGGTGGTCAGCAAGCCCTTGACGGCGTCTTGCTGCTCGGAGAACGATTTTTCTTGGGTGTCGGACATAACGGTGGTGGTTGAGGTTCAGTTCTGTTCGGAGCTGCCCAGTAGGGCGATGCGTGCCTGCTCGGCGACGCGCTCCATGAAGTTGTCCTCGCCGCGAGCGTCGGGATCCTGCGAGGGTTCGTCGAGCTCATCGCCCGCGCCCGTCGCCACCGCTTCAGCCTTCGTGAGGTTCGCAACCAACGTGTCAACGCAGGCCGTGAGTTTTTCGATCGCAGAGCGCGACTCCTGATCGAGCGCGACAAGTGTGCGCTCGGGGAGTTCGCGGCTGTCCGCCGACGGCTCTTCGCCGGGCGGGGTCTCGACTACGGTCTTCTGGCGCTGCTCCGGGGGAGCCTCCGCAAGACTGTCGATCGTGTCGTGGTATTCGTCGGGGACGAAACCGCCCTGCTCGACGGACTCGCGCGTGACCGCGACGCTCTTCATCGCGAAGATGCGGCGGCGGTTGATGAGTTCTTCGTCCGTGGTGAAGTTGAGGGCTCGCTCGAGGTGCTGGACCATCTCGGGATCCCAGCCAAACTCCTCAGCCTTGCCGAAGATCTCGCGGCCAGCATCGACCATCTTCTTGCGGAGAGCGTTCTTGTTCGCGGGGACCGGAACGACGGAAAGCTCGAGGAGTTCCTGCTCCTGGTGCAGCACGCCCCACTCGCCGAGGCCGAGTTTCGTGCGCTCTTCGTCGCTCTTCGGGTACGTGAACGCCTTGGGGATGAACCCAACGGAGACGCCAGGCAGAGCGCCGGCCTCGACCAGTTTGCGGACAGCGTCGGCGTGAGCGTTCGTGTCCGCGTCGTGGAAGACTGAATCCGTCATGAGCGCCTTGGCCCCGTTAGTCTTCCCCTTCCAGACATTGGAGACGTTGCCGATCGGAAGGCTCCTCTGGTCGTGAGCCCACAGGAGTTGCGGGTTCGACTTGAATCGGTCGAGCCCCCAGCCGGCGACGAGGATGATGTCGCCCATCGAGTCCACGGACTCGTCGCTTGCGACGTGCCGGAACTTCTGAGCCTTCTCGTCCCCAACGGCCTTGGTCGCCTCAACCTTGTGGGTTCCACCGACGAATCGGTAGTGCATCTCAGACCGATCGCCCTTGATGGCGACCATGTCTTCACGCGAGAGGTCTTTCAGATCGTCGTTGGACGCTAGTCCGCATTGGATGCGCTGTGCGCGTTCGATGAGTTTCATGGTCTGGTCAGTCCTTGACGATGGGTCGCGTGACGCAGCGACAGTTGATGACATCCTCGGGAGCACCAACTGGGTCGCCGGGGTGTTTCAGTTGAGAGGTATCCCTGAAGGAGTCGCCGACAGATCGGATGACTCCATCGAGGATCACGTGCGAATGGGGGCTTGCGTTGCGTACGTGGGAATCTCCAGAGGTCACCCATTGGTGCTCGGTAATTCCTTCGCGCGACATCATCTCGAACCGCGTGCCGCTGGCAGCGCGGTTTACTTCGGTGCGCGCGATCGTGCTCGCCCGAGCACTGCGCGACTTGAACACCTTCCTGAGCTCTCCCCGGATCTCGGGGAGGACTTGGCGCACATGCTCCTGGAGCGTCGCCATCGAGAAAGGTCTCTTCCTAAAGACGCGGACCAACGCATCGCGCACGTCGTGCTCGAGCGTCGTGTTGACAGCCTGGGAGAGTCGGATGCGCTGAGACTTCAGGTAGTCGAGAGCCCAGGGGTCGCTCGACGTAAGAGCGTCTGCGCCCAGCTCGACCGCGAACTCTTCACTCGCCTCGCGAAGCACGTTCGCAAGCGGACCCTTCAGCTTGTCGGCCAGCTTCGCGTTCCACTCCGCAACGTCGAGCAGCAGGATGTTGAGGAAGTTGGGGTCGTCGATGATGTTCTGCGGAGAGACGTGGACGCCAACCTTCTCGACGCTGGCAGTCCGGAAGCCTTCCGAGCCCTTCTCCGCGTAGTCCTCGACGCGCTTGATCTGAGCTGCGTTGTAGCGGCCCAGGTAAGCGTTCGCCGCCTTCCTAACTACGCGCTCGCCGGGCTCAAGGACGTTTGCCTCGTAGCCCTTGTGGTAGGTAGGGGGGGCCTCCTCGTAGTCACTGGACGCGGTCGTATCGTCGCCCTGGTGTTCCTTGGAGGAGACCCCTTTGCCATCTGATCCGGTGGGACCGTTCGACCCGCTCTCGCCGCCGTTCGATCCAGGGAAGTCGTCTTCCTCTTCGCCGGAACCGCTGGAGGGAGCCTCCTGCCCGTTCTCGCCCGGCCCCTCATGGTTCTTCGATCCGCGCAGGGCGTCCTCTGCGGCGACGATGTTCGGGGGCAGCCATGCGATCTTGCCGAACTCGGTCTCGACGCCGACTAGGCCAACGATCTTCGCCGACTCGTCGTACGAGAGGCCGATGTTCGCCTGGCTCATCGAGATGGCGAGTTCGTGTTTCTTCTGGCTGTCGTCCCGGAGCGCCTCGACGTGCGAGGTGTCGAACCGCGCAATAAACCCGCGCGTGCGCGAGTCCTTCATACGCAGGATGAAATCGTTGTTGATCACGTCTTCGATCGACGCAAGCAGCGCAAGGACTCCGTTGCCGTTCTGCCAGAACTGCGCGACGGCGGTCGCGTAGTTTGAGTAGGTCGCTTCCTCGAGTACGCCGAGCACCGGGAGCGGGACGCCAAGGATCGCAGCGGTCTTGTTCCGGACTGCCATGAGCAAGTCCTTGAACTCCATGTCGCGCGGGCCGAACTTCGCAGCCTCGTACTTGACCTTGCCCGAGATCACGCGCCAGCGGCCCTTGTTCTCAAGAGAGAACTCGTCGGCTGCCTGCCGCTCGGCTGCACGCTCTTCCTCTCGCGACAACTCCTCTTCGTTGATGATGTAGCCGCCAGGGTCTCCCGAGTTGGCGAGCATCGCCTCGAGGTATCTCTGCGCGCCGAACTCGAGCGCGAGGTCTCGAAGTAGAACCTCAACGTCGCCGAGTCCGCGCAGCGGGTTCGCCGGGTCGTAGTCGGCGAACTGCACAACGGCAGGCGACGGGAACCGCGTCTGGTCCTTGCTCGGGTAAACCCAGCCGGCAGGGAATCCGTTCTTCCCAGGGATCTCATCGACGGTCGATCCCTTCACCGGGATGATGAAGGCGGGCAGGTCAATCCTTCCGTCTCCATCGGGCTCGAGGGGGTGCTTCGTTCGGTCAAAGCAGAACCAGAAGTCTTCGCCGTCGATCTTCCTGTGGAGCGTCGCGGCTTCCCAGAACTTCGCCGCAGTCATGAACTGGTTCGGGCGGCGGAAGAGATTCACGATCGGGTGGTCGGTGACCTCCCTCGCGCTCGCGTCCTCTTGCGGATCGACTTCGTAGAATCGCAACTTGCAAGACCTCACCGCCGAGCTGATCGCCTTCAGCGCAACGTGGACCCAGCCAGCCTGCTCGTACGGGCGCTCGATGTTCTCGCCGCCCGCGTACCTGGCCTCGCCAGACAGGACGGTTCCCATCCAGTTTCCGTTGCCGCCAGCGGGACTTTCCCACTCAGCGACGGTACGGGCCTCGATGGAGGTCCCGTTAGTGCGGACGAAGGGCTTCGCCCGCGTGGGCCTTGGGGCGGTCTTAGCGACCATCCACTCAGGTTTTGCGGTTCGTGAGGCGATCACGACCCGCTGGTTACGGGACGACTGGAGTCAAGTCCAGTCTTGTAATACACTCCGTGGTATGGGTATACGCTTCGGCCACATCAAGGAGGGGGGGCACCAGGGGGAGCGTCTGAGCAAGATGATGCCCGTCCGGCTGACCCCGTCGCAGCACCAGGGAGTGGTCCGTGCGGCCCGTGAGACCGGATTGACGGCCTCCGAGTTCGTCCGGCGCAGCGCGGAAGAGGCGCTCCGCAGGCGCGAGGCGGTGCGGCGGATCAAGCCGTAACAGGCTCAGACCCCCGGTGGAAGATTCATCAGTTTCACGCCGTTCTTCTCACAAGCATCTCGGCTTCTCGTCATCAGCGAGCGTTCGCCCGCCCAGCGTTTGATCCACTTGGCCTCGCGGCCTTTCGCGGCGCTGCGGATCGAGTCCGTCGCGCAGGCGTCGTGATATCCGAAGCCGCCGAGGTCGCACCCCACGAAGTAGACGTGAGAGAAGCGCCGGCGCACCGCCCAGGAGATCGCCATCGTTGAGCTGTACCGAGGTCCGCTCTTGATCGCGACTCGCAGCCACGTTGGTCCGTCGTCAGCGATCTCTATCGCGGGCCACTCGAAATGCGGGATCCCCAGATTCTTCAGCCACTTCTCCCAGCCTTTCACGCGCTCTTTGTTCGTGACGATCGTGGGGCGCAGTTTGAGGAACGCCTCGCGTGCGTGGTCGTGGATGTGGTTGGGCGTGTCATAGCAGATCCACCAGTCGCAGCGCGTGAGCCCCTTGAGGGCCACGTTGATCGCTGCGACCGGCAGGTCGTCCGGCAGGTCGTCCGGATGAAAGGACGGGCCGGGGCAGGCTAGGGCTAACCCGCGCGTCTCACCCTCTGGATCACGGCTAGGACATCTTCGGGGTAGATCCTCCCCATCGCGTCCGTGCAGTGATCGCAGGTCCGACTCATTGATCCGCATGGCGACCCCTCGGTCTCGACGTATAGGTTTTCATGTTCTGGATACCCCAGGATGTTCGGATCTGATCGTCCGCCCCAGATGACGACTGCCGGGATCTTGAGCGCCGCTGCCGCGTGGTGCAGGAACCCCTCGGAGCAGAGCACGGCCCCCGCGAAGGACATGATAGCCATAGCCATCCGGACCTCTTCCTGCACGCGACCCGAGACGCCGAACATCGTCGGTGCTCTTCCGGGCGACATCTGGACGGTCTGAACTTGCGACACGCGCAGCTTGCCGACTACGCGGATCCAGCCGCTCATCGGCCACTCCTTATTCGTGCCAGAGAACGTCCCCTTCACGTAGGGGTCGAACGCAACGAACCCCGGCTCGACCTCGCGGTCAGACATCCACTCGCGGGCACGCTTGAGCTCGTCGTCGGTGAAGTGGAACGATCCGCGCATGGGCGTGTAGCTCGATCGCAGCACCTGCTTCGATCCTCCCGACCTGGCGTAGTCGATGTAGGGGCGATGCCCTGGGCAGTTCAGAAGGCTGACCGCGCCCTTTGCGCTCTCGCCTCTCTGTATCAGCCACGGAACCTTCTCAAACACCGGGCTGAACCGCTGCTTGCCTGTCGAGTCGATGATCTTCACCTTCCTCTCGGCGTTGCGGTGCAGTCGCTCGGCCTCGGCAACGGCTATCAGTTCATCACCTAGTCCCATGCGACCTCCAGAGGGCTTGGCCCTTTACGGTTCGTCCGATCCACTGACCCTTCAGTTCTTTCCACTCAAGCCAATTCTCCATCGCCGCCCACTGCCCCGCTCTCCACTCCGGGTAACCGTAGAGGTCATCGAAGAGCAGCAGAGCGCCGGCGTGATCCAGCCGGTCGTGCAGAGAACCGAGAACGCAGAGCGTGGACGAGTAGATGTCACAGTCGAGGTGCGCGAGGTCGATCCTCCCGACCTCGCGGTCTACCGTGTCCGCGAACCACCCCTTGTGAAGGTGGACGCGGTGGTCGTCGAACTCAGGAACCGGGCAGGCGAAGTGCCCAGCCCGCGTGATCTCAACGAGCTCATCGCTATCCGACCTCACCCAGTCATCAGGCAGACCTTCCCATGAGTCGTACAGGTGTAGCTCACCGTCCGGCTTCAGCATCTTGAGTAGGTGTCTGGCGCTCTTACCTTCGCGCACGCCAAACTCGGCCCATCGCGTGCCCGCCGACTCAACTGCTGCGAACGCGCGCAACTCCTTGCGGCTTCCGAACAGGGGCGCGACCGCTACTTCTTCAGGGATCGAATGGTTCGGCATCTGTCGATGAAGGCGTGATGGCTAGCAAGAGGGAAGGACTTTCGCATGGCCCCTCGGTCTTGAAAGAGAACCCCAGCGGACGGGTTCCGAGTGGCCGATGCGAGAATGATCTTCCCGCCCGTCGGGGGCTTGTGCGGAGCGATCGGGTGTGGGTTGTTCACCGGACCTGTCTGGTCGTACAGATCTACCCCGCCGAAGCCGCACAGCTCGAGAAGGTCCAGGAAGTTTGACGGCGTGTAGTGCCTCAAGTGGAACGGGTTCGAGTCGAGGCGGTGCGGCTCGACGTTGATGTTGGGCACCGAGAAGAAACATCTCGAGTCCGGCCTCGTCTTCACCCAGAGGTCCACAAGGAAGAGTTCCGGCATGACCAGGTGCTCGATGACCTCGAAGCAAACCGCAGCGGTGAACCCCGCCTCCAGGTTCTCGAGCGAGTGGAGTTCGTGGTGCTCGAAGTCTAAGTTGGGGCGCTCTTCGCCCCAGTAGTGCTTCGCGAGCTCGACGGACTCCTCACTAACGTCGATGCCGGTCGTGTGCTCTGAGGCTTCAGCCAGCAGCGCCGATCCGTATCCCGTTCCGCACCCAGCGTCGAGGACTCGCTCATGGCCCTCTAGTTGGCTCGCGGCCCACCTGTACCGTTGCGTGTGGTTTGCCTTGATGGCGTCGTGCGTTACACCGTACTGGCGCTCGCCAGTCGGGATCATGCGCTCTCTGAGTAACTGTGCTTCTGATGCGTTCATGGTCAGTTCGGGGGTTAGGGGGCGGCGTCCTTGACGCCTTGCGCCACGCGGATCGCGCGGCATCGGTCGATCATCGCATCCTGAAACTTCTGGGGCAGGAGGCCCGTGAGGTGACCGATAGCGAGGCGATCCATCTCATAGTACGGGTCAACGATGCCAGCGCAGATCACGATCTTTCCGTCAGCGTCGTCCGGTGTGTGGCGGATCTCTTCTGAGCCGCTCTGCGAGAACGTCCCGATGACGTTGAACCCGCAAGCCACCAGCATTTGCCGTAACTCCTGGGCGGTGTAGTGCCGGATGTGGAACGGGTTCTTAGCGACGCTGTGAGCCTTTACGTTTGAGTTCGGCGAGCTGATGAAGATGGTCCCGCCTGGGCCGATCTCTTTGCGTACGCGCAGCAGGAACAACTCTGGCAAGACCAGGTGCTCGATGACCTCGAAGGCGACGACGCTAGAGAACGATGCAGCCGAGGTGAAGCCGTGCAACTCGCGGTGCAGGAACCGAACCTTCGGGTGCTTCCAGTAGTGCTTCGCGAGGCTGACCGTTTCGAGGCTGACATCCATCCCAACGACAGACGCTACCCGCTCTGCAAGAACCGTCGATCCGTAGCCGACGCCGCACCCGGCGTCGATCACGTCGTCCCTGTCGCTAACGATGTCCCGCGCCCACACATAGCGGTTGAGGTGCGCGCCCTTGATCTGATCGAGAGTCAGCGGGAACTGCCGCTCGCCACGGCGCTGCATCAGCCTTCTAAGAGTTTGCGCTTCAGTCTTTTCCACGGGGTTCCTTTTTCGATCTCGGGGATCGTCCATTGGGTGTAGGCGAGCTCGGCCAGCCATTGGTACTTCCTGGAGTCGTCAGCAAGCCACGGGTCGGTCAGCCGACCGAGGTGGTGGTTGGCGACATCGTACGCGGGGCTTCCTGTATCCATCGCCCACGTTGGAACTCCAGCGCAGATCGACTCGATCGCGCTCAGGCTTGTGAACGTGATGACGGCGCACGCGCTTTCCAGATCGCGTGCCAGGCCCTTCGCGGACAGGTCGTTGGAGAGTTCCGCGTAGGAGGGGGGCGTGAACGACTCGCGGTCGAGCGGGTGGGGCCGGATAATGATCCGTAGGTCCGGCGCGTTCACCTTGACCTGCGCCGCCATCGACCTCGCCCAGTTGCGCACGTCTACCCCACGGAGGCTCGCGTCGGTGTTCTTCTGGAGCATGATAAGGGCGCTGTCGCCGCCGTGCTTCCAGTCGCGGACCTCGATCCCTTGCTTCTCGGCGATCATGTCGAACCGATCGCCGTCCACTCCCTCGTTGGCATAGTCGGCCTCGTCGCGCAGGAACCCGTTGAGGCCAACGCGCCAGAACTCAACCGGATCAACATTGAGCCCTTGACGGAAGCAAGGCGACTCGATGACTACGCGGCTCTTCGGGTGGATCTGGATCAGCGTCGAGCGGTCAGTAGAAAGCCTCGAGTCCCTCAGCCGGCCACTCTTCACGCCGCTCGCGTGCACCGCGACATCGCAGGGATCGAAGAGGTCCGTCGTGAACTCGCAGTCATCGCCAACAGCAAGGCATCCCTTCCGGAACGCCTCGAACGCCGGTCGCCCGCCTGAGCTGATCGCGGGTGTCATGATTCGTACTTTCATCGGATCGCGTCCTTGAGTGGTCGGTATGGAAATGTTCTGAGGGCAGACGCCTTGTTGCAGTTCCAGACGTTCGAGGATCCGTACAGAGGCACGCGATCGAAGTCGTTCCGGTAGGTGTCGTAGTGGGACTCTGGTGGTCGCATGTTGTCTGGGTAGTAGTCGTGGAAGTTTACCGTCCTCCCCTTCTCGCCCCGCATGTCGAACCCAATCAGGTAGATGTTCTCTGCGCCAAGAATGTCGGCCATATTGACCGCCACCAGGCCGCTGTTCGAGAAGACGGGCACGCCGGTAATGAAGTCGGAACCCCACTCTTCCTGCGAGCACTCCATCACGTGGCATCCGTACTGGCTCTTCGTGTTCCAAACCATCGCCTCGAGCGCCGCTCGCACGCCGACGATGTCGTTGAAATCGGCTTCTCGCGAAGCTCGCATCAGGAGCAGGATCGAGCCGAAGTACGCGATCGTTGGCTTCGCCGCTCGGTATCCCATGTTGACGGTGATGACCTTGCGGCCCTCGAGCACGGAGAGGTCGTGGTCGAGCACAGACGGGCCACCGCCGACAATGAACACGTCTTCTCCAATCCAGTCGAGGTCGGCAAAACTGTCGTTGAACCTGGGTTTGTGCACCCTTGGGAGTTGACCGCTATTCAAGCGGGTGAAGTAGTTGTCTCGCTGCCAGGATCCCATCAGGCTTTGAACCTTTCCCAGTTGTTGTCCGGTCGAGCCTTCAGCTCACGCGCGAATGCCTGGAGGTCTTTAGGGTTCGCGAACGTGATGACATCCACGGAGTAGAACCCCAGAGCCTCTGCGGCGAGTAGCCGCTGGTTCCCGACCTCAACAACAAGAAGGCTGCCGTCGATGTCGCGCCCGCGCGGGTACTCTGCGCGCTTAGGCTTCACCGACTCCCATGCCTCCCACTCATGCTCGAGGTATCGGCGGGCGAGCAACGGGAAGCGCATCCCAAACGAGACCACGTCGTCAATCAGGTCTCGCAGCGTAGGCCAGTCGCTCGGCCACCGAACCTTCGGGGTTAGGTGTTCAACAGCGACCATGCGCGCGTTGGGGAACTCGATATTGGCGGCGAGGTGCATCAGTCTCGTCCGTCCATGATCAGCTCGCCATCGAACTCGATCTCTTGCGCGAGAAGGGCGATCCTCCGGTATGTCTTCACCGCCGCATCGTCCCGGTGAGCCGGGCGACCGAACTGCGCCTCGTACGGATACCACGGCTGCGTGCGCGCGTTCGTGTAGTGCACCAGTCCGGTGTTCGCGACGACCTTGTCGGGCTCGTTCCAATGGCGCGACATCGACGGGTCGATGAGCCCGCGCTTTTGGAGGATCGACCGCAACTCGTACATGGTGCCGGACCCCTGCTTCTGTTCAGAGATCGAGGGCCACCAATCCCACGTGCTAAACGCAGCGCAATCGAGGACCATCACGCACGCTTTCATCTGCGAGAGGTAAACCGGTTTTGGCGTGGCCCTACCTTCCTCCCACAGTTCGCGGGGATCCTTGAGAAAGAACTGGTCGCAATCGCAGTAGATCGCGTGGCCCTCGAAATTCCGGAACTCAGGGACGGCCCAGCGGAAGTGCGTGAACGGCGTTCCCCATCCCCCGCTCTTCGGGTACACGTCGCCGAACTCGCACCCGGTATTCCACGATCCGTCTAGGCCGTCTTTGGATGTCTGCCAGGTGCCGCCCTTGATGAGGTGGCCGCTTGACGGCGTCGCGCGCATCCAATGCAACTT